AGTCAATACAGAATTATCAGCGATTGTGCCAACAGGAACAGGTGTTCCTAAATGCAGAATCCTAATATTACAGGAGTTCTCAGGAGCAGAACTAAATTGAATACTCGTATCGGTAGGTAATGAATATGCAGATGTTGGTTGAGAAACACCATCAATAAAAACTATAATACCTTCAACAGAAGCAACAGCCTGTGATAAAGGAGAAAAGGTTGTTGCAGTACCATCAGCAATAAATGTATCTTCTATAAATACTTGTCCACCAGTACCTAAATCTTCACCCCATTGAGGATTTCCAGATACTAATTTTAAAACATCTCCATCCGTACCTTTAGGTAATCTTACATAATCTGTACCATTATAATAAAGTAAATCACCAGAAGTATCAGAACCCATAGAGATATGAGTACCATTAATAGTATTGGGATTTATAACTGCATTTGATGTTGAACCAGAAAGTGCTCCGCCTAATGTTGGATCAGTAACAACATTATTAAAACTCAAATTACCACTACCATCTGTAAATAATGCTTGTCCCGCTGTACCATCTATAACATTTAATTCATTAATACCAACTGAATCTCCTACTATTTGTGCATTACCAACTGTACCAGTTAAATCACCACCAATAGCAGTACCGGCTACATCAGTAGAATCATTTGCAAATAATAAATTACCATTACCATCAGTCGTTAAAACTTGTCCAGAAGTTTCATTAGTACTGGTAAGATTTAAATGCTGTATGCCAATCTTACCAATAACATTTGACATATTTTCTTTTGCAAGAGGATAACCGCCCTGAAGATTGCCATCATGGACAACAATAGTGTCCTTATCTAAATCAACTGTGATCTCACCTTGTTTGCCGGTGAATACGCTATGTTCGGGAGTAGTTCCTCGCCTTATCTGTACTAATTTTGCTGGCATTATAATTTAACCTTAAAAAAAGAGTACTAGAAGATATCTTCTAGTACTCATATATTATTAAATTTCTGTCAAATTAAACTTATATTTTTTTCCTGTTACATTATTTAACAGAAATAAATCATCTGCTCCTTCTTCAAATGTCCAAGAACCTTTCGTACCATCTACACTATTACCGTTGCGATGAGTATTATCTAAATGTAAATCCCCTGTTTTCAAATCTTGAACAACGATTGCAGTACCTTCTGCTTTAATAGTTGCACCACTCTCACCCATATAAATTGAATTATCAGAAAGAAACAAATGACGAATTTTTTTCTCAGCAGTTCCTAAATCATATACTGCATGAGTATCAGGAATAATATGAGCTGTCATTGTTCCACCAAGATTTCCACCTAATGCAACTGCATAACCTAAATGATAAACAAGAATATTTACACCATTTGCTGGTGCAGTTGTAAATGTCAATGTTGTACCATCAACAGTATAGTCGGTTACTGGAACCTGCGTTACACCATTAAGCATAACCATTAATTCATGAGCATTTTCAGCTGAATTTGACAAAGTAATAGGATTAACATTAGAACCATCACCTGTAGCTGTTTGGTAACTGAGTTCTTTTTTTGCCATATCCATCAATTCTTTTCCCAAGAAAACTACATAAACATTATCACTTGCGCCAGGAGCAGCTGTAAATGTTAATTGTGAACCACTAACAGTATAAGCAGTATCCGGCTCCTGAATTACACCACCAACAGAGACTATCAAACTTGCTGCGGTAGCGACTCCATAGTTCAATGTAAAGACAGTTTGTGAACCATCACCTACTATGTCCTGTTTTTCTAACGTACCGTATTGTACGTCGCGTCCTATATAAGCCATTTAATTATCCTTTGTTAGTATATGATATTAATTTTTTGGATATTTAGCTTTAACTGCTAAACAATCATCAATATATTTTTGTTTTTGAGTATCATCACCTTTTACGATTGCATCTAGGTAGTCCCTAAAATCAGGATACTCATCAGCCCTTTTTACATTATATGGTCTGTTATCCATAATTGCTTGTTCCTCTTGTTCTACAGCAGTATCTCTTTCTGCTCTGGTTTTATAATTACCAGCAGAAACTGCTGCATCATAATTAGAACTCCATCTTGCAACTTTGTCTAACATTTGTTTTTCAGTAGCAGAGTCAGCCCACGATTGAGCATCTATAACAACATGATTCAAAACTGCTACTTGTCTATCTGTAAGTGTCATTCTATTTTTCTCCTTATTATGTTGTTATGCCACTAATATTCCCGACCAAAAGTTATAGGTATTATACAACCATCTATAAGCATTAGCACAATTATTACAATAAATTTTCATAGTAGCGGTATCACCAGCATCCATATCTACGGTTATTCCCCATCCATGAACCCATCTATGCATATTTGCGTGTATTGGTTCTAACCTAGAAACTGTATAATTACGATTAGATGTATATAACCATGCATGAGCGTGTTGTGTATTTGCATAAATATCCCATTCAATACAACCACTAAATAAATATTTACCAGTTACAGGAACAGTATAAGTATAATTTGTTGTATTATAACCAGAACCCTGAGAATCTGTTATTGTATCATACTTAATTGGTACATATTGATTTTCTGCAATATCACCTGTTTCCATATGAGCTGACATTGTTGCTAAAAAATATGGTTGATTACCCATATTAACAGAATTATCTGCATTAAGTGTAATTGCTGTACCTGCCGCACTTGTTGTAATTCCATCAACACCACCAGCAGGAACTGCTTGACTAGACCAATTCGTACCATCACTTGTTAATACATTTCCAGTTGTACCAGCTGCTGGTAATTGAGAAGCAGGAGATAATGCAACTGAATATCCTAAGTGATAAACAAGAATATTTACACCATTTGCTGGTGCAGTTGTAAATGTCAATGTTGTACCATCAACAGTATAATCTGTTTCTGGAACTTGTGTTACGCCATTGAGCATAACCATTAATTCATGAGCATTTTCAGCTGAATTGGTTAAAGTAATAGGATTGACATTGGAACCATCACCTGTAGCTGTTTGGAAATAGATTTCTTTTTTTGTCATATCCATCAATTCTTTTCCCAAGAAAACTACATAAATATTATCATTTGCATCAGGTGCAGCTGTAAATGTTAATTGTGTTCCACTAACAGTATAAGCAGTATCAGGTTCTTGGATAACACCACCTACGGAGACCAATAAACTTGCAGCAGTCGCGACTCCATAGTTCAATGTAAAGACGGTTTGCGAACCATCTGCTACCAAGTCCTGTTTTTCTAACGTACCATACTGTACGTCGCGTCCTATATAAGCCATTTAATTATCCTTTATATTATTAATTAAAAAATTTATTATCCGTTAATTTAGAATTATGAATTAACATCTTCTAAGATTGAACAGATAACATCACACGCACCCGAAGCTGTTACACGAATACTGTCGCCCGTTTCAAGGATAACTTTTTGACCAGAAACTACCTGTAATGCACCACCAACAGGAATAGGAGCTTCTTTAACAATAAAAGCATCTGTACCAGCAGAACTATCTAATACTTCTACTGAAGCTGAAGCTGCACTTGTTGTTGTATTGGAAACATCTAACTCAAGAATAATACTATCTTTATTAGCAGGAGCTGTATAAACCGTTGTTGCTGAAGTTACGCCTACTGCTTGAACGCCTTTAAAATCATTAGCCATTTTTATCTTCCTTTAATAAGTTGTTTTTAACAGATGGTTATTAGTATTACAAAACTATTTTCACCCAAAAAATCATAAATTAAAACTATTTTTTTTATTTTTACAAGGATTAACCATATTTCTTTATATTTATAATATTAAAATCACCACATCCATGGCACATCTGGATAATCTTTAGGTACAGTTGGATCATAATATCTACTATCTGGATTCCAGTATGCAAATTCGTTTTCCCATAAATCTCTCCATTTTCCATGTTCTTGATAATATTCTTCATCCCATATGAACCTTCTAGGGCCCCCTTCATATCCTTCTGGATATGGTACTGGTGGCTCCCATCTAAAAGTTTCTGTATTTAATACAAAACTATCATATGGTTTTACGGGAATAAATGCATCATTTTCTTTATCATAAGTATCCCCTATTCCAGCAAAATTTTTTCTTAATGGTGGCTTATCATCTTCTAATCTAGTTACTGGGTCGTAGTGTTTACCACCAAGAGTATTATAAGATGTTTGTATCCATACGCCACCATCATTTAATCCATCATTATAATTGTCTATAAAATTTTGTTCAGCGACAATAACTCTAACTACTTTATCACCTACAACTTTTGCAAAATGTGCCATAAAATAATCTCCGTCTATATTCCATCTTTTGCTGGAAATGGTGCTCTGATAACAACAATACCACTACCACCAGCTCCACTATATGGCGCAAAATATCCAGTTGAACCACCGCCACCACCTTTATTTGTTTCACCATTCAATCCGTTATTTCTATCTCCACCGCCATGTCCCGATACAGCAGTACCATCTGGTGCATCTGGATTAAGATTGATTCCACTACCAGCTCCACCACCAGCATAAAAAACTGAAGATCCTGTCCTATAAGGATTTGATAAACCTGAACCACCAGCACCACCAGGCCCGCCTCCTTTACATCCACCACAAGGCCCACAACCACCAATTCCGCCAGCATTACCGCCCGGGCCTCCAGCTCCACCACCACCGCCTGGAGCTCTCATATTAGTACCAGAACAAGCACCGCCAGGACTACCACCATTATTTCCTTGGCCGGGTGTACCTGCTCCACCATAACCAGCACCAGAACCACCCGAACCATTCCCACTTGGCCCAGGCTGAGATCCTGCACCACCACCAAGAGCATCTGTTACTCCAACATTAGTTGTACCATCACCTTGAAATCTAAAAAGAGTATCTTCACCTCTTGTTTGAGGAGCACTCGGAGTACTGATTGAACCACCAGCACCTACGGTTATATCATATATTCCTGCAGCAAGAGCAACTTGTTCAACAACCATTCCTCCCGCTCCACCACCAGCACCGCCGCCACTACCACCACCGGCAATAGAAAGAATATCCATTGTTACTGGTTTTGTACCAACAACTTCAAATGTTCCTGATGTAGCAAAAGTATGAATTTTGTAATCAACACCTGATTCAGTTCTATATGTTTCTTCACCACCTAATGTTTCTGCTTCTTGTAATCCAACTGTACCAACGTGTCTACCTTGATTAATAAATGCCATAATTCATTTCCTATATTATTAATTTAAACTCGACATCTTAAAGTAAATCTTAATCCTTGTCCTAATGTACCAATACCTGTTTGTGTTACTTTAAATGTTATTCTATCTCCAGCAACAAATGTATTATCATTTCCCATAACACCAACTGACATAACTTGTTCACCTGTACCATTACCAAAGAACGGTTGAGTTGAATAAATAGATGTACCATTTTTTTCTACATCAACTAATACTGGTTGTGTTTCACCAGTTGTAGATATATAACCAGTTTCTCCATCAAACGTACCATCTCTTGCCATTACCATTTCACCATAAATTTGTACTGCAAGATCAGCTGGTGCGGTTTCTCCATCAAAACCAGCTAGAAAAGATATATCATATGGAAGTTCTGTAATTTGTGGCCCTTTAAGTGCTGGTAACGTACCACCTGCTATAAGTTTATCAGCACTAAGTCCTATAATTTTTTGATCTGTTATTGTACTATCTGTAATCTTATCATTATTAACACTACCATTAATAATATTATCCATTCCAACAGAATTAACTGTTAAATTTGCGTTATCAATTACATTATCATTTATAGATATACTTCCAAGAAAACCAGTAACTTCACCACCAACTGTAAGTTGATCTGGAGGATTAAAAGACAATCCACCCATACCATTTGTAGCAAGAAGATGTCCTGCTGAAGAATCTGTAACATTTAATTCATTAATCCCAATCGTATTAGGATTTATCTGTGCATTTCCAATAGTACCCGATAAATCACCACCTATTGCAGAAACAGCAGTATCTGGTAAACTAACAAATGTTAATGTTTCACCATTATCTTTTTGTAGAACTTGTCCTGGCGTACCTGTATTTGTTATATCTAATTGAGCAAGTCCAATCATGCTATCAACATTACTCATATCCTGTCTTGCTAAAGGAAAACCACCAGCCGTGCTTCCGTCATGTACGACAACTACATCCTTATCACCATCAATGGATATTTCACCATCAGCACCAATAAAGGAAGTATGTTCAGCAGTAGTGCCTCGTCTTAATTGTACTCGTTTAGCCATATTATTTTCCTATTCTTTTATACTCTACACTTCAACATAAATCGTAATCCTTTTCCGAAAGTTGGATCAGAACCAATTTGTGTAACTCTAAAAGTTAATTTATCACCAGAAGAAAAACCAGCAGTATTTAATACACCATCTGTCATAGATGTCGAACCATCAGCAAATGTTGGTTTAGAAGAATAAATAGTATTACCATTTAATTCGACATCACATATAACAGCAGCACCAACAGCTGCATTTTCCATTACTCCTACCTCTCCATCAAATACTCCTGTTCTAGCCATAACCATTTCACCATATGCCTGCACTACTAATTCCGTAGGTAGTGTCTCTGCATCCCAACCCGCAAGAAAAGATATATCATAGATAAGTCCAGTTAGATTAGTAGCATCAATAGAATTAAAAGAACCAGTAACTTTATTAGCATCTATCGTATCAATTTTATCAGAAGTAATAGCACCATCAACAATATTTTCTGTTTGTACTGCATTGTCAGCTAACTTAGAATTATCAATAGCATCATTATCAATTTTAGGTCTTGTTACATTTAAATCAGCAATCTTATTAGTTACGATATGTGAATCAACAATATTTTCTGTTTGTACTGCATTATCATCCAGTTTTGTATTATCAATAATATCTGCTTCTAATTTTATTCTTGTTACATTTGCATTAAGAATACTACCAGTTTGTACAGCATCATCTTCTAACTTAGCATTATTAATTATATTATCTTCTAATTTTTCTCTAGTAATATTTCCATCAGCAATAGTAGATGTTGTAACAGAACTTGTCTGAATTGATGTACTACCTATCACACCAGCAACATCACCAGAAAGAGTAGCACCATCAATATCTGATAAACTAACAAAAGATAATCCACCAGTACCATCTGTAGCTAATACTTGTCCTGATATACCATCTGAAACATTAAGTTGTGTAATGCCAACAGTATTTAAAACATTATCCATATCACTTCTAGCAAGAGGATAACCCGTTGCTTGACTTTGAGGAAATATAGTACCATCATGTACCCGAATTGTATTTTCGGTAAGGTCGACAGTTATCTCGCCTTCTTGACTACTGAAACCTTTATGCTCCTCAGTTGTGCCTCTTCTTATTTGTACGATTTTAGCCATGTTGTTTTCCTAATAAAGTCTTTATCATTTCTTTAAGTTCAGCAATATCTTTTTTCATGTTATTTATATCATTCATTTCATCTATTTTTCTTTGTCTTGCAATCTTATAACTCTGTAATGCAGTTTTATTTGTATTGAGAATTGCTTTAGATTCTGCATCACGAACATATGGTGTTTCATTTATTTTTATATTTTTCATATCAATTATGCTAATGCAATAGCTTGTAAATCTTTTATTAACGGTACGGTTGTCGTAGTTGGAGAAATCATAACAATCTTAACTGCAAATGTTTTAAAACTATCATATGTAACTGAATCAGATTCATAATCTGTATCTCCTGCAGCTGGTAAAAACTCAAGTTCCAGATAATCACTTTCTTCAACAGAAGCAGAAACACTATTACTATTAGAAGATTCATTCATCAATGTCCAAGGCCTATCATCAAACAAATTATCATCAAACTGAGATAACACTTTATAATAAACAAAAATCCTAGAATTTGCTGGTCGATTAGCAGTTAAATATACTTTCAAGGATGTAGCATCAAAACCATCTTTCAATGTAACCCTTCTTGTAATGTATCTTGCTAATGCATCACCACCAGATACAATATTGTCAGCATCTTGTGTATTATTAATAAGATTCTCAATAGTAATTACACTATTCCTTGCAGTATCAATAATAGGACTTATAAATCTACTATTAGATGTAAGTTCTGCTCTTGCTTCATAATCTGTTCTATTCGGTGTTAAAGTAATATGCTTCTGTTGATCGAGAAAGTAATTAGTATTTTGAATAATAGGTCGGTATTCTGTATCAAGTAAATCACTACCAACATCTCTTAACTTAACACCCCACTCAATATTTGTTTTATTAATCCTAACTTCCTGTGGAACAATTTGAATAATATCAGCTTTAACTGTTGTTGTTGAATTTCCATTTTTAAATACTGCAAATGCTGAATTGTTTGTTGCAAATTCTGCAATATTTATATTAAAAGCTAAATCTTGATTTTGTTCAGGTGTCCATGTTGAAGCATTCTGTGATTTAAAAAATGCACCAGCATAAGGTTGGTCAGAAATTTTCCTATCAGTACCAATTTGATTTTCACCCATCTCTGCAATCCATGCTTCGTACTTCAAACTATTACTTAATACAACAATAGAATATTCACCAGGCTGTAAATAAACTAATGATGGAAATGTAAACTTCGTTGCAACTGAAGCATCTTCACTTACATTAACATCCTCTGGAAATTTGCTAACATCCGAAAACGGTACAACCGTTTGAGCAGGAAATCCATTTAGTGTATCTCTGATTTGTAATGTTACTGGTAATCCATCTGTATCTTTTGATTTAAAAAACAAATCAACATCTGTAAGAAATACTCCATCTGGATATAAAGCAGGGTCAACCAAAAATGTTTCTGCAAGTGGGTCAACCCACCCAACAACATTAACACGATTAAATGTATTTGTAGTAGTACGAAATTCAGTAGCACTACCTTGTGCAAATTGCTGAATACGAGGAACCCTAGTAGATACTACAACATTTTCTCTAGTAGATAACAAGCCCTGTGCTTGATAAACAACTTCACCATATGTTCCAGCAGAAACCAAATCACCAGATGTATTATCACATAATAAGAATTGTCTTTCACCAGTTCTAAATCTCAATGTATCTGAATTAGGAATAGAAAAAGTTAATCCAGTAATAGAACCTTTATCATCTGTATTAATAACATCACCCAATATACCACCACTAGGAGTACAATATTCTGAAACAGGCTCTCCATCAAAGAAAGCATATACTCTTGTGTTTGGTTTCATTCCTGTTACATTAACAGTAATATCTCTTTCTCGGATAAATGGTATAACAGAAACATCAACCGTTCTTTCTCCAATGCTATTTCTTACAGCATCAGAACCCGTAATTTCATTACGAATACCAGTTCTTGTTTGTAATACTTCTTGCTCTACTGTTTGTGAAACTGTAATTGCTCTACCCCTTCGGCCACTTTGAGAAGCAAGGACTCTTTCTCTACCAGTTCCAAAAACCTGCCAATCATTAAACTGTGTACCAAATGACAATCCTACTAAACTTTGCCATGCATCATTCTCACCTTGAAGATTAACGACAACTTCTGGATTTGTTGTAGTATCATTCCAGTTATCACTCGGAGGAGTTAAACTAACAGTACCAACCCAAGCCAATACTGCAAACGGATTAACATTAATTGATCTACTTGCAATAGGCTGTTTAACAAATGGTATATTATCATAAGGTAATGTAATACAATCACCTGTTTTTCTTACACCAGTTGAAGCAGTTTCATCATAGAAAACATCTCTAATATCAGAATTAAATCTTGGTCGTAAAATCTTATTATCAAAATCAATAGAACATTGATAATCTTGACTTAGAACATTACCAATGCTATGTCCATTAAATCCATCAACTAAAATTCCATTTTTAAATCTATCTAAACCAGCAGCATCTTTAATGATTAATGCTTCTGCATCTTTTTCTAATAATGATAGTGAAGTATAATATTCTACATTAGCAAGTCTTTTTTCTATCTTACCAATATCTCTCATTGTATATCTTTTATTCTCAATATATTCTGCTCTCACATCTTTTCCTTTAAACGTATAAGCAGGAATATGAAGTGTATAGAGATTCATAGTACCATCTAATCTAGTTGGTGTTATTGCTGTCATTGAAGCAACACCTTTATTACTTCCAAACTTTCTTTCCCTACTCAAATATACCGTATCAGTACGAGGAAGATAATAACTATAATCAGCTTCCCAATTAGTATTAGGAACAGGTAATTCAATATTTTCAATTATAGTAGAATCACTATCTGATCTTCTAGGTCTAAAATCAATACAATCACGCAACTCTACTTCTTCACCTGTTACTGGACTTGAATACTTTGGAATATTATCAAAACCAATAGCAGCTGTATAAGAATCAACTGATAAATAGCCAGAACCAGTATGTGTAAAGAAATCAAAAACAACTGTAATTTGTCCAGTAGGTGCTGTTTCTCCTACTTTTAATTTAACACTTCCATAATCATATAAATTATCTCTCTGTCCTGTGTCTAATTCATAACTAGAAGTAATATTAGTATCACCTTCTGCAACAGCAGAAACCTCTTTAGTAAAACCACTTTCTTCACCTGTAATATTTTCTGATGCCTCGAACGTACCAGATACAGGAACATATGTAACATCCGTTGTTCCACCAGCACCAAGAATAACTGTTCCTTTAGCACCAGAAGTTTGTCCTGTAATAATCTCGCCTGGAATTAAAGTATCAGAAGTAGTATCAACAGTAAGGGTTGGTAATAATGGAGTAGAACCAAGAGCACCAGAATCAAATACTCCTTTTATTTTCCATACATCTGATTTGTTAAGGGAATTTGCTACAGTTGCAGCAGTACTTGGTGTAGCAAATGTCAACGTACTATTCTTTGTAAGATTTTTTACTCTTTCTTGTTTACCACTAACATTTACCGTAGCAATAATATCTGCTGTAAAATTTGTAGAAGTATTAGCGTTGAACTGTGCTGTTGTATTCTGAGGGCCAGGAACTTCAATACTTGTACCAGAAGTATCAAATCGAACTAAAGTTCCAGCAGCTAATCCAGATGTTCCACTAGACTTAATTACTACAAGATAATTTTCTCGTTTAACAGAATCAGATAATTGTCCAGTACCAACAAAAGTTTCAGATGCACCAGCAGTAGCAATAGTTGCTACACCATTCGTAAATGATACTGCTTGAAAAACTTTTTTAACAGTATAATTTGTATCTATTACATTATTAAGACCACGAATTGTTTTTATAGTATGTTGAGGAAGTTTAAAGACTAGAGAATTATCAGATGTTTCAAAAACCTGTGTATCACCATCAACAACAGCACCAGCCTTACCTGTATTATCAATATCTGCTTTAGCATCAAGAGTAACAGTAGAAGCAGCAGCATCATCTGTATAAACAATAGATTCAACAGCAGAAAATTTAGAACTAGACATTTTTATATCATAAACATATAAATTAAATATTCTATCTGCTCCAGCAGTAGAAGAAGAAAAATCAATACTTCGTACTCTTGCTGTTCCTATTTTCGTATTACTATAATTATTTAAATCTATATTAGAATGGGTTACATTATGTAAATCTACTACCTTATGATCAGCAATATTAAATAAACCATTAAGATTTTTTAAAACGACATAGTTGCCGTATTGCATTAAACGGTCAAAACCACTAACATTCATTACTTCTCTTGCTTTATCTAATTTAATATCTTGAGAAACTAATGTTTCAAATTCATACCCCTCAATAAATGCTTTGCCAGGATCTAGTCTAACAATAAATTTTGAATTATCTTCTGGATCATCTTTTAATTGAATATTAAAAGACCTTACAGTATAACTTCCAGACTCATCAAAAGTCCTTCTAGCAAATGTATCTTCTAAAGTAGAATATATAGGAACTTGAATATTTTTTTCCTTAACACCTTTATTAACTCTCAGAAGTTCATAAAAATCCGTATCATCTGTTGAGTCTATTGTTTTCTTTGAAAGAGTTAAGGATAACTTTAATCTATCTGCGCCAGGAGCTGCGAAGTTTGAAGAACCTTGTGAGTTATCAAGGAGAGTAGCATCATCACCAGAATTTACAATTTTTTCTGTTACAGAAAGTCCAACCCGATATGTAGGATCATTAAAATATTTATCTAATACTAATGTTTGTTGTCCTACCTTAACAAAATTACCATTAAGATAAAACACACCTTCTGATATAGATGCAGAACTACCCTTACCAACAGCTGTTGCTAAAACACTTTCTGCTGTTGCATTAACACCACCGGCTGGAGCATTTGCAATAGTTACTGCTGGAAGTGATGTATAACCAGAACCTTGTGTAATTACTGTAACGGCAGTTACGACACCATTACTTATAGTTGCAGCTGCTGTAGCAGTAGTACCGTCAGTAGGAGCATTAGCAATCGTTACAACTGGTGCCTCAGTATAACCAGCACCACCTTTCGTAACTGTAATAGATTTAATACTAGTAGGAGTAGAGTCAACAATATCTGCCGACATAGTTAAGTCGGAAGCATATATTCTTTCTCCTGCTAAAAATTGTGGAGAAGTTTCCAGACTAGCAACTGCGATAGCTCCATTTCCATTACCACCAAATAAAGTAATTGTAGGAACACTAGTATATCCTGTTCCCCTGTTTGTAATATTAATTGCAATAACTTTTCCTGAACTAATAATAGCTTCTGCTTCAGCACCAGTTCCATTACCAGATATTTGAACTGTTGGTGCAACTGTATAACCATCACCTTGATTAGATATACTTATTCCTTGTAAACTATTAGTAACAGAACCACCAGTAATATATTTAACATAGACAGTATCAGGATCACCTGTAACAGCATCCTTTTCTGAATATCCAAGTATAATAGCCCTAGTACCTGTCTGTGAACCTATAATTGTTTTTCCAGTAAAACCAGATACATTAATATCTACTCCATTGTATTGTGGTTTTAATTTAACATATTCATAGTCCAAATTTAAAACAAGTTCACCACCAGTTACCTTGCTACCATTTCTAAAAATATGATCACCAAACTTTTTAACTTGATCGCGAAGAATACTCTGTTGCGTAGTTAATTCTCTAGCCTGTACTGGTAGAGATGGTTTATATAAAACTTGATGAAAATTCTTATCATCATCAAAATCATCAAAGTAAGGATTCTGATTTGTATTGATTGTAATATTATTAGACATAATTACCTTTTATTTTTTTAATTATTTATGTACTAGAACTCAACTACTAATTTAATATCTTCAGTTGAATCTGGTGATCTATGAATAGGTGGGCGAAATTCTGTATATAAAAATGTCCCCGTATCTTTTTGTAATTCTGCTATATTATATGTTGGGCCAGTTGCAGTACCTAAATCTTCAATACTTTTTTTAGGATTAACTAATATATGTACTTTTCTAAAATCTGCATTGACACCAGTTTCAAAATCACCATCCCCATCTTCTCCACGCAATCTAACATTCATCATTACGAAAGCACCACCTAATTCACTTACACAATCTGAACCGTGTCCACCTCTAGGATTAATAATTGGTTTAAGAATAGCACCAGCACCATTTCCACCATCAACAACAGCAGTTGCTTTTCTATAAAAAGTATTTGCATTAGGTGTTTTATTAACAATAGCTACTTCCTCTACTGCACCATTAGCACTAAGTTTAGATACTCTTGCTGTTAAACCAAGTCCGCCCGGAACCTGTCCACCAGCCATTCCATCAACACTAACTTTAGGTGCTACCATATAAACACTTGAGGTAGTTGGTACATCATTAGAATCCCAATCAGGAGATACTGTTGCTGTTCTATTTGGCCCATCATAATCTGTGATTGTTCTATACTGTCCAGCACCTGGCCCGGATGTAATATATACAGATAAATCATTATAAAAATCATCTGTATTATCTGCAACCATTGTAGTAGCTCCTGCAGCTGCATTTTGTAACGGAAGTGTACTTACAGATGCATTTGCTGCTGGTGTTCCAGTAGTATATCTATATCCAGAACCACCATCTACTATTTTAATATAATCAATAGTGCCATCAACTGATGCTCCTTCTACTGCAAGTTGTTCTACTTGATGTGCTTTAGCAGGAGAATTAGCAGGAATCCAATCTTTAGTTAAATATTTCAATACATCTGCCTGTTCTACCTCATACATAAATTTCCAAATATAACCATCCGAAACAGTTTTAGTTAATCCAGTAGAAGCACCCGTAGGTTTTTCCATTGATGCAGCTCCATTATTATTACAGATACATTTATAAACTCTGAAATCTTCTGTAAAAACATAAAATGGTGTTTCTGTTGTTGACGATGCTGCGCCAGGATTAACATTATCAATAATATCATCTCTGTCGTGAGAATATTCACGATATACTGTACCACTTGTCCAATCATATCTAGCAATTACATGAGATACTTCATTAATCTTTTTTATAGCAGCTATATCTTCCCAATGGAGAGATGGTGCTTGAACAGTATCAACTGGTAAAGGGATATTAGTATCACTTGCTGCATCTGTTAGAGAACTTGTTACACGAAATTCAGAAATATTATCTTCCGTAAGTCCACTCCATGCGTCATTTTTGCCGATAGCTAAATAGATATTCGACTTCAATGCACCATTAGCATCTGCTTCTGTAAAGCTGTCTATAAAATTATCAGCTTGAAACTTCCTAAAACTGTTATTAATTATTGCACTCATATTGTAATTCCTTTAATATTGGTTATCCTTATTGTGTATTTATAATACTTATTTAAATAATTTTTAAATTCCTTGCAATCTATCCGTAATAGGTGGCGTTGTTTCATAAAAACTCCCAGCATTATTTGGATCTGAAATGAGTTTATACTGGGTTATAATTGGTTCAACACATCTCTTAGTCTTATTCCCTCTAAATATTAGAAAATCTGCTGCCTTTTCATTTTGTCTTATACTAATAGGACTATAATGTGGGCCCCTAACTATTGTTGCAGATGCGATAGCTGTTTGTCCAGATTCAGAAGGTGTCATAGTTACAGTAGGAATCTCCTCATAAGTATATCCACTTCCCGAATCAATAACCCTAATACCAGCAACATAATCTAATTCTTCACTACTTGGTCTCATATTCTCATCCAAATAATAAATAAGAATATTATCATCAGAACTCATAACTTCATTAAATGTCAATATCGTACCATCTATTGTATAATCATTAATCGGTATTTGTCTAATACCATTCAAAGTAATTATAACGTGTTCTTTTTTTGATTCACTTGAATTAGCATTACCAGTTACTACTTGAGAAAGAACAATAGGAGTTGTTGTATCATCTCCCTGTCCTTGTTGAATTGTAGTCCATCCATCACCCAAATATTGTATAACAATAGATTCATCCGTACTAACAGCTTCATCAAATGTTATCGTAGTACCACTAACAGTATAGTCTGTCGTAGGAATTTGAGTAACGCCATTTAGACTAACAATAATATCTTCTGGATTATTAACTACTTGTGTTAAAATAATAGGAGTTATTGTATCATCTCCCTGTCCTGTTTGTAAACTATATTCATCATTATAATTTAAATAATAAATCATAATAGATTCATCAGTACTAACAGCTTCATCAAATGTTATCGTAGTACCACTAACAGTATAATCTACATTGGGCACTTGAATAAGTCCATTTAAACTAACTGTAATATGTGATACATCATTTACTTCTTGTGTAAGAATAATAGGAGTTGTTGTATCATCTCCTTGACCAACTTGTAAATCTGGTATTAATGGATCTTTAAAATATGCTTTTGCTATAGCAGTAGTTCCACCATTAACAGGAGCTTCAACTGTAACAGTAGGAGCAATCTTATGTCCATCAGCTCCATCAAAAACAAAAATTCTTTGTATCGTACCTATATTCTCAGTTGTTCTATAACTAGAATGAAATTTTGTAGTATCTTGTGTTCTTAATACCGGCCCAAGTTTTTTCTGTGTGCCGAAGTATGTATTAAACCAATTAACCTTTCCATAATCTTCCTTATCTGTGGATGCTTCAATAGTACTTCCATAATCTTCTACTGTATCTGAACGCCCAGTATGTGAACCTTCACTAATATAAGTATAAAGATAATCATCATACCCATAATTTTCAAGTAAATTTTCTATTCCTAAGTCTATCTCATAAGTTTGACATTTTGTTGGTTGGAAATAAAAATTTGGATCTCTAACTTCACCATAATCTTCTGGCTGAAGATCTGCCCCTCCACCATTTATATCACTATCAGTAATTAAACCAAAATCAGTAGGAGAACATATACCAACTGTAAATGGAAAATCTATATCGCCAGGGCAACCAATATTAGCAGATTGGGTAGTAGCAGCTGGTTCTATTAATTGTCCATAATTTTCTTCTGACGAAAATACTGTACTTAATGTTTCTGGTGATGGTTGATAATCTTCATCAACAGAAAACGCAGTACTTAATGTGTCTGGTGATGGTTGATAATCTTCAAAATCATCATCCAATATAAAACCACCATAATTATCTGTTGGATGAAAAACTCTTATATCCTGTGCATCATCACAAGTTTCTATATTTAAATCTAAAATATATGGCGGTGTAAGTGTACCATCATGGAATACAATAGTATATCTATCTAATGTATCTGGAACAATACTTGTAATACTTAATGGTGCAGCAAACCTAGATGTATATTGTACTTTTCCAAATAATGCTAAACCAGCAGGATGAATCAGTCTCTTAACAATATCTCGCCATTGAATAATATTTTGTGATGATTCAATTTCATATGAGAATAATTGATAAAAATAACTATCTTGTATATATTTATTAGCACTTAAAAAACCATCAGAATTAATAAACCTAGTTTTTGGTGTTGTATCAAAACCACCAATACTAAGTGTAGCAGTAGCAGTTCCATCACCTTGTCCAGAAAAATCTAAAGTTGGTATATTATTATAACCAAATCCACTATTGATAATTTCTAATTTTTTTATACCACCTATACCAGTACCTTCTAAATTAAATACAATATCAGCATCTGTTCCTGAGCCACCACCATCAATCGTAGGTAAAGCAATATAACCACTTCCTTTATTCTCTAACCATAATTTCGTAATAGAACCGTTTACATCTACATCTTGTACTATTAAACTAGCAGGCCTTCCATCTAATGATAATTTATTAGTATTGTTAATAGTTAATTTATCACCAACCTTATATCCACTACCAGCATTATTAATAATAGTAGTAGTTAAAGAACCAGATGTAATTTCACGAACTCTAATTAAAGCACCAGAATTTTTAGCTACACCCATCAATGGAATAATATCATCAACACTATATAAAGAACCAGAGTTAGTTACCTCTGAGTCAATAATCATATTTCCAATAGAAAAACTATGTATGCCATCAGAAATTAATTCGTTTGTTTGAAATTCACCAAGAACCTCAGAAAGAAATAAAGACGTAATACAAGCACTTCCTAATATTTCAACAATGATACTTTCTACTGTTGCCTTTGCACCAGAGGTTTGTCCTGTTATTCTTTTTCCTTCCATAGAAAAAATATTCTCGGACATATCAATCGTTCTAATAACATAACTCGTATCATACTTACCATCAGAGGTGCGAAGAATATCTTTGCCTGGATATGTAATTGTAATTTCTTCTTGATATAATAATCTAAAAAGAAATTCAAAAGATTTTTCACTTCCCTTAGTTCTATAAAAATCTCTAAGATGCTTTAAAATAAATGGTTTATTAGAATTAGCAAAAATTGATTCTGGTATATCATCACCAAATTGTTTTTTAAAGTATTGTAAAAACTCATCAATAGTTTTATCAATATTAGCATAATTATTAAGATTGCCAATAACTTCATAAGGTTTGCCAACTTGTTCCATATACTCATAATATGCTTCTAAAAAAGAAACAAAGAGTTCATGGTCGTGTTTTACGAAGCCAGGTAATTGTCCTTCAACCTTAACACTTATTCGCTCATGAAAATCTGGATGTATCGGATGATTTGGAATTACAGTTGTCATATTAGATTATTGTTTCTGCTATCATGTTAATAGTAATTGATGATGGATCTGTTGAATCATAAGTTAGTATTTGTTCTCTTAATGGAGAAACATCACTATTATTAATTTCTGGTGAAGCATTAAATCTTATAGTATCAGTATCATCTGTGATTGAAGATACTGTCATACTATTTAAAACTATTTTTCCTGTATCATAATCAATAGTACCTTGATTTGTTGAACCATCAGATTGTATCATATATTCTTTTGGACTATCTACAATACCATTTGTTGTTCTTGCAGCTTTAATATTATTTTCCGAATCGTCAATTAATGAATATGTATTTCCATTAGGAGTAATAAAAGATGAAGATGATATACTTCCCTTTTCTAATTTATTATTAAAATTTAATGTATAAGTTTGAGGTGTATTAAAAAGAAGTGGCCTTATCCTTTGTTGGTATTTAATAGATGTTTTATTGTTCCTAATAGAATTATCAGTTTTATCAATATCATTAACTAATTGCGAATATCTAAACTTCTGACTAAATTTTTCTAAATTTTCTTGTAAATGTTTTTTAATATTATTGGAAATATTAAGTTTTAAAGTATCTTCATCAATTAAATTTGTAACAGGATCATAGTTAATTGTACTTTCTATAACTAAATAAAAGAATGTTGGATCAATAATAATTGGCTCAACTGTTACAACATTTACTTTTTTCAAAATAGATTCTTTAATAGATGATTTTGCGGAGGTACTAAGTAAATTAGTTCCAGATAACTTAACAGCAATAAAGACTCTACCATATTGTACTTCTTCTGCTTCTTCACCACCATAAACAATTATTGATTCAACATCTGGTCTTTGTTGTAAAACAATAGCTTTATAATCAGCACTAGTAATTGCTCTACCCTGTGCTTGATAAAGTTTAGGTGCTTGATATTGTAAAGAAGTCATTGACTGTTTATCTGCTCCACCTATCGCAACTTCATTCGTTGTCAATATATAGTTATCTGAACCAAGGCCAGCAACTGTACCAACAGCAGTAAATGTTGATGCAAAATTTCCATCAATACCACTTGTTATCATATATTCAATAAAGATAATATTACCATCAGTTAAAGATTTCCCAATAACATCATCACCAAATATAATTTCATACTTTTCTCCTTCTACTTCTTGGAGAAAGAAAATTCTATCAGTACCTTTTATTGTAGTAATATCAAGTGAGTTGCCATCTTGATAAGAATATACTTCCGAGTCCGTTGCTGATTTTTGTACTACAACAGAAATTGTACTTGTATCAATATCAGCATTAGGAATAATAAATCTTTGTGTTTTATCTGTACCTAATACTGTATATGATTTATTTAAAATAGTTCCTTCTATAAGCTCTAATCCTGTAACTGAATATGTACCAGAAAGAGAACGAGGTATAGACGTTGTTTCATTCGTAATATATCTATATGTTGTACCATTAATGCTTGAAGTAAAAGCAGTATTTTTTTCTATTGTTAAAGATGCGGGATTTCCTTCAGGAGTAAAAGTAATATCTATTTTTGCTTTAGAAGCTTTCTTTGATGTTGGATGTACGTTAAGAAGTTTTGCGTGAGATACAACTGACTCTCTTAGAGAAGAAGAATCTAAAAACATTTCATTACCAAGCATATTTGCATAGTAACCCATGTAATGTGTATTGTATGCTAGAAGGTCTATCAATACAGCCATACCACTACCCTCAAAATCATAATCTTGAAATTTATTTTGTCCTTTAAGAAATTCGATTATATTTAACTTAATATCATCAAACTCTAAATCTGTAATTTGTAATTTATCGGATGTTGGCATTATCTAAGCCTTTCTAAAAATAATTCTATTGTTACAGGATCTGCTGTATTTAAAACTTTAAAATTAATAATTACATTAAAACCGTTTTTATCCAAATCTCCACTAACATCTACACTAATGACTTCTGCTCTTGGTTCAAAATTAGAAACTGTATTCTTTATGGTACTCTCTATATCAGAATATGTTAAGGGTGTAGCTAATTCAAATAGGTGTCTTGTAACACCGCCGTCTATTTGTGGCTGAAATGGCCTCTCATACTTATTAGTAAGAATCAAATTTCTGATTGATCTCTTTACTGCTTCAACATCAGTTTTAGTAGAAATATCTTTCGTAACTGGATGAGCATTAAAATCTAAATCCAAATCACTCCAGCGACGACTGTTTGTACTTAAACCTTTTGTAAAAATAGTTGGCATTTTTTTCGCCTTTTTCCTTGCGTTGGTAATTTTTTTATGGTATTATTGATATGTGGTGCGGTTCAAGTTTACTTTCGACCTTGTCCTCTATATCGTTTCCAACACCTTCTCTTATGCTTATTTTTCGGTGTACTTCTTGTTGGATGAGCACCAATAGAAGTAACCTTCTTAATACGTTCTCTTTGAATATGATCTTTTGCTTTAGCCATTATGTATCTCCTTTATTTTGCAATTACGAATTTACTGGAATCAGGATGTCTTGAACTTACATATTGATATAAGTTTTGAATAAAGCCATCCCTTAACTTTGTATTATTCTTAAACCAATTATCTATCAGAGGGCCAACCCTATTCATTATTGTTATAGCACTAATCTCCCCTTTTTGAAAATCATAAGCAGATGATTTGTATCTACCTTTCTTATCATTATATCCCATACCCCCGCGGTATGGTATTTTCCAAAGTCGTTTTTGATTACTAAATTCTTTTGCTTTCCTAATATCGTTATTATCTTTTTTATTTTTTGTTGGTATATGATGTGCAAGACCACCAACACCAAAATAAGTCAAATCACCGTTTAATTTTTTATTTTTTGTTGGCTTTTTTACTGGTATTTTAGCATCTGGATCTTCCTTTGGCGGATTTTTTGCTGTTGCACTTCTTTTACCTGTTGAATAAACATTCGCAAGAAATTCACCACATCCCTTTTCATATGCTGTACGGAATTTCGCTGCTGATTGAGGATCAGATAAATGCCATATATCAGCAAAGATCTTATAAGAAACAACTGACCCACCTCTTGCTTCTGATGCAGTATATTTTAAATCAACTTTCCAAGAACCAGTACCAGATGGATCGTGTCTCATTTGAATATGTCCTATTTTTTGTTTGGCTTTATTGCAAATGTTAATATATATATCTCTTGCTATTGTGTCTCCTGAAGGTAATTCTTTATCATCACCTTTAGACCCTCTGGTTGACGGTGTATATTTTTCATATTTTATTGAATGATATTGAACTTGACTAATTCTATCTTTTTTAACTGCTTTATTAAAATTTACTAATTCAATTTTAGCGTTTGCAGGATTTGTTTGTTTTTTCAATGACAGAGGTAATAAATCTGCTGATACCATAAGTCCTTCTATTAGATCATTTAATTGTGGAAAACCATATGATTTATCTTTTTCAGCTTTTTTTAATGCTCCCTTTAAAGATAAACTTGCTTTATCAGTAGCATAATAAATATCAGCAGGATTCCATTTATTTACATCACCGAATGGTACAGCAGACATACCTTTAAGTATTTTACTCTTTGATTCTGTATTTTTTTTTACAATAGAAAATAGTTTTCCTATTATTACCATTACCTGTTGATCACCACGAACATAATCCATTTTTATTCCTGGCCCATTTAATCTTCTAGCAAACTTTGTTAAGCTGACATTCGGGGTAGACATTCCACTTAAAGAAGATATAATTTTAACAGCAATTATGCATGAAGAATAAAACCATTTAGGATTCTTCTTTAAAAAAGTTTCCATAGAAGCAAGATTCATGCCAGGTGTATCTACACGTTTAAATGATTGTGCTATTGCAATTTTATTTTCTTTATCTTTAATAAAATCATCATAAGATTCATATAAAAGATTTCTTTCCTGCCATTGTCCTTTGGATGTAGCTTTACCGAACAATTTTTTTATAGATTTAGTTTTACCTACATAATCAACATATGCACAAAATAATGCTTGACAACTTTCAAATTTAGTTGTTTCTGACATATCTTCTTACCCTTTATTTATAACTCTAATCTAAATTTTTATCCAAATGTTGATAAGTTAGGATAATCTTTTATGTCAATAGTATTGACACCAAAGCGTCTCCGTATATCTGCTACATCTTCACTAACATTAAATTTTTCTAAATGGATATTCCTCTTGCGTCGAGTCATACCATAAGAGTACCCCTTATTATATTCTTTAACTTCTTCTGCACTAAATCTATATCCATCTGGATATAATAATCTTGCACACAATAAAAATAGCCATTTGGACAAACCACTAGAAGATTCACTATTGCCCATAGTGAATCCTATTACCATCGCCTCATCTTTAACATCCATACCCCGATTGAGAATGATATGGATAATATCGTGATTGTATAGGTCAACTGCTCCTGCTAAACTTATTGGTGATTTCGGATTTTCAATTAACCATACAAACCAATTAATAGACGTTGGTTCTTTGTAATTATCGAACTTTTTAAAAGTTGCGATTGCATCCTTCAAGATAGCCATTAGATTTCAATTAAGCCTCCTATTCCTAATAGACAAATACTCCGTTTGGTTTTTCTGAATCAACGTCAACATGAATAAACTCTTTGTGTACGCCAACTCGTTTAAAATATTTAAGAAATATACTAAGCATCTTGTGTCTATCACCCATACCAATACAACTTATATCTGCAGCTAAACATTTGATATGGGATGATGTATCTGTGCTGCCAATCTTTCTATTATGTTCCAAACATCTGATACCACTATTAATTCTCATAGGTCTACCATAATCGCGTCTTGCTTGTTCTAACCTTTCTACTAATACCATATTAATTGGTCCAGTATCACAACCACACTTACAATCAAATTCTTTTTTAGTAAAATGCTCAGTTAATCTTCCCTTTTGCAACATTGTTTTTTCTCCTTCCATGTTGTATAGAAAAGCGTTCGGCATATTACCTCGCTTTCTTTGCTGCCTGCATAAGAGCTTTCTCAGGAAGCTTATCAGAATATTCCATTTTTTTAGAACCTTTTTTAATAACAATTTCAAATCCTTTACTGGTCATAACAAATTCATGTATATCCCAGCCTTTCTTTTTTAAATCCTTAACATACTTTTCATCTGTCTTATGTAAGAAACCATGTTTAACTGCGTGTTTGAAATTAAAAGCTTCTTCTAATTCCTGTCCACTAATAGATTGTCCTTCAACCTTTACCCATTTCATAGCTCGACCCTTACTACCCTTTAAGGCTTTCTTATATTCTTCTTCATCTTTAAATTTTGAGAACTCACCATGCTGGACACTATATGCTAAAACTTCTTTTGTGTCAAGTGCTTTCAACATTTTTCCTGCTTCTCTTTTAGCATGAGGATTTTTCACATCACGCCATTTTTTAATTCCCTCAGTAAATAATTTGTAAGTTTTCATAATTTGTCCTTTTAATATTTTGTTTCCATCCATTCAGATAATAGAAATTTCTGAGATGGATTAACTGCTACCTTAAATGTTTCCATTAATTTTCTATTAACTAAAAAGCTACTAGTTGATTCCAAGTCAAGTGCTATTGGAATATTCAAGTATGTTTTATTATTAAAAATTATATCAACTAAAATAATAGGACGCCTGGGTGTCCTATTAGAATCAGATGTTATTGGTTTACTCCATCCTTCTAACTTATGTATATATTTTTTTTCATGTAATTCCCACTTCACTTTATTCCCATCAACTTCTATCTTGTCAACTTTTAACATAGAAGCTTTAGTACCATTACCAGTATCAAACTTTCCAATTACTTTACCACATCCTTTAATAGATAATTGTTCCAAGAAACCACATTCTCGGAATGATGTTAATTTTCTATTAGAAGGATATTTTAAATAATTTATTATTGTTTTATAAATATCATTTGTTGTACCGACCTCATCCATATTTCTTTGTGGTACTGTTGTAATATCGTAATTATGATAATTAGATGCGATGCCAGGAGAAGCATTACATTCTAAAACAAAAATTTCATTCTCAACAATACAATGGTCAACACCAACTAAAGAACCGCCCATAACTCTTGCAGCAGCTTTTACAATAACTTGTTCTTTATCTGATAATATATATGGTTCCGTTGTTGCTCCTAAATGAGCATTAGAACGGAAATCATCAGGAACTTTATTTCTCTTGGTTGATGCTATTATTCTTCCACCTAGTACAAGTGTTCTAACATCATATTTGAGTTTAATATGTTCTTGAATTAAGAGGTCTGCATTATACTTTTTAAGAGACTGTATAACAGATACTAATGATTGCATACTGTCAACAATCGAAACACCAATACCCTGTGTACCTGATAGAGTTTTTATAACTACTGGAAACTTTCCGCCAATTCTTTCGTGTGCATTTTCGATTGCTTGTTCCGTAGGAATCAATGCTGTTCTTGGAATAGGAATATTATTCCTAGAAAATGCTATGTAAGATAAAAATTTATTATCACATAATACAGAAGCTTTCAAATCATTCAACATAGTACAGCCTGATTCTTGAAATGCTTGAATTATAGCACGACCTATTTCACTATTCTCTCCTGTAAAAGCACCAGCCCTAACTATAACAACCGTCTTACTTGTATCTTTTATAACAAGAGATTTTCCAGTATCTTCATAATTCATAATAGTCATAGTCTTTGCTTCTAAATCAAAATCAGAAACCCATGCGTGTCCTACGACAACCTTATTAGCTTTTTGTCCCATCTTTTCAGCAGTTTTAATCATCTGCCCTACTACTAATTCATCATCTTCTGATTTAGAGCCAGTTAATAGAATTATGTTTATATTTTCTTGTTCTTCTTCTAATTCTGTATAACCATCATTGTCTGTTTTATTTTTATCTATTATTGATTCTATAAAGGTTTTCATGTTTTAAATAATTTCTCCGCGATTCTAAAGACCAACGCCTTCAAACCAAATACTACCAATGTTACAATGTATAATAAATGTTGATACCACTCTGGCATCAATTCTAAGTTAGCCCAAGCATCCCTCATTGTTTCGTCTGTGAAAAAAGTACTCAAAAAATTTATAGGAATTGGAAGTAATAAGACAATAACAATTAACTCATCCTTCCATGATAAACTAAGCGCCTCGGTATCTGCGTTAAACTTTTCTTTGAACTTTGGCATTGGTATTTATCCAAGTAAGATTTTTTTCAATTCAGATAGAGTTGCTCTCGCAGTTCTATGATGAATACCAATTCCACCTTTCGCTTTCCATGCATTTACATTTTTAATATAGTCGTCAATAAGAATAGTTTTATCACCTACAAATTTTAATTTACCTCTGGATGTAGTTATGTTAATTCCTGTTGATATTTTAAGATTATCTTTACACCACATTTTTTTTCCACGAATAACACTAGGTTGCAGCTTACAATTATTTGGACAAGCAGATAGAATCTCTGTATTTAAATCTCTTAATGTATCCCAAAGCTTTTTACCATCTGGCATCCATTCCAATTCACTCCAAAATTCTTTACTACTGCCATATAACGTAGAAAGAAAAGTATCTATTTCTTTTTGATTTGGTTCTCTTTTTAGATTTAATTCACTTTTAATTCCACCAATAAAATCTACAAGAACTCCATCCATATCACAATAGACTTGATATGATTTTTTCTTTTCTTCTTCTAAAAACTCTTTAAATGATTTCATTATTTACCCTCACTATCCCCTGTTTTTCTTTTGCTTATTTTATTCAATAGTGTCTGATCATTAACTACAACATTAATTAATTCATCAAACACATCCATAATAATATCTTTTTCTTTAATAGTAACTGGCTTATCTGCATCCATCTTTCTCATAATCACAACAAATTTAGAAAATTTCTCATTATCAACTAAATTCAATCTTTTCAATTTAGATATATTTAATGCTTCTTCAATAACACTTTCATTTTTTTCTGAAAGTAATGATTTAAATGTTTTCATAGTTTAATAACCCCTATATATTGATATTTTTCTATATTTATAAGACTTTTAACACGTTATCTTAAATAAAGATATGCCAATAACTCTTTATAAAACAAGGAGTTACCGACATAGTAAAAAAGCCTTGACATTTACCTCAAAATAGCCTATAATAGGGGTAACAAATAGGAGAATTTAAAAAATGAAAATAGATATTTCAAAATTATTCAGAAAAGTTAAGTCGCAGAAGCGGGGATGGGTAATAATTACCGCTGAAGATAGGGATTGGGCCTCTGGTAAGCCATTGGAAACAAAGGAGTTACAAAGAATCGCGGATATTTTGAAAAAATCGCGGTAGGGGGCCTTGACATTTACCCTAAAATATGGGATAATATACTTAACAATTAAGGAGATTATAAAAAATGAGTGTTTATAAAATGAATCTTAAAAATCTATACGGAACTTTCCTACAAAATGGAAATTCACCTGAGGCGTTTATTGCAAATGTCATTTATGAACGATATGGCGCAAAACGTAAAAAAATGTTGCAAGGTTTATATAACATTATTAATGGTGGCCCTAAACATTATTGGTCACCCTGTCATGCAACATTTGCACCATTCCAAATGGAAATGATTTTTGTAACGCCCGTGAATGATAACGAGCGTATGATTGTTGGTAACTTCACCGGCATTAAAGAAGTTAATATTAATGATTTACCATTTTATGCGTAAGGAGCAGATAATGAAAAAATCTTTGAGAAAATCTAAATATAAAGCGGAAGAAGAATATACCGAGTATGATGAAAATGGCGACTGTTATAATGGCGCGACTATTACCCGATACGAAATGAAAAAAATTAAACCAGTACCCATGAAAAGAGTTTGGCGTTCTGGAAAAAAACGATAATGAATAAAGGAGTTAAAAAATTGAATTTACGAGAAATTGTTGAATCCCTTTTATTGTTTATAGTTTTAGGAATTTGTATTATTTTAGGATTAAGTTTAGGAGTTTAAAAATATGCACGATACAAAAACAGAAAAAAGTTTAAAAAATGTAGTTATAACTGTTAATCGAATGTATTATAGAAATATTATTGACAACGCAACCATGTATTGTGTTAGACCTTCTGGAACAAAATTCTGGTTATACAAACAATGGGTTTTAGCAGAGTGGGCTGTTTGTCAACACTCTAATCCTTTTGAAACATGGAATTGTAAAACTGAAAAAGCAGCTCGTGAATTGTTTGATGCTGCATCACATAATGAACAATTAGAGGACTAATAATGAGATTAAAAGTAATTGGAAATAATCAAACTGAAATTACAACTAAAGAAGGTGTGCAATTATTCTTTTCTTATGAAACCTTAGTTGCTGCTAGAACTATGAATAATGTTTATGTTACTAAAACTAAATACTCTAATACCACTACAAAACATATCAATAAATGGTTAGCTGGTTTAGATTATGAATTGGTAACGCAAGAACAACTTAACGAAATTATGAATTAGGAGATAATATTATGTCTGGATATGGAAATTATATGGAAGAATCTAATTTAGAATGGTATGCTGAAATGGGGAAAATTGTAAAAGAAAAAGAACTTACAAACTATATAAATGATCTTAATAAGGTCGCTGACCAAGTTATGAAAGATAACCCCGATATGGTTATCTGTAAACTTTGTAATGATCCGAAACATTGGGCTGAATATAATGTCCATACTGTTGAGGAACTTGAAAACTATTTAGATGCGGAGGCTGCTCGATGCTAACTCAAAAAGGATATGCAACTGCTTATATGGAAGTAAATGATTTTCGCAAGGAACGTAGAAAACATAATATAGGAACTTGGTATGACAATGAGGGCGTTACATGGAAAATGGAATGGCTCTTGGAAATGATTGACAATATGGATTTTGATGAATTGAATAAACTTGAAATTGAAATGAA